AATTAATGATTTTCCAGAAAGACTACCACTAATAAATACTGGAATGCCCTGAGAAATTGCTGTGCCTGTAGTATTTCTAACATCAAGATATGCTGCGCCATAGCCCAGGGGAGGAAGAATATTATTTAAAGCATCAACCAATACCTTAAAATCTCCGTGTACATTCACGGGATCAGAAGCAATAGGGTATTGCATAGTAGGATAGTTAGATGACGCTTGTGGCATAATCTTTATTATACCACCCTATAAAGTTGACTTTTGAGCAAAATTTGTGTTATACTTGGTAGTAACACCTACCAAGGTGTTATTGTTTTCTAAGGAGGAAACTATGATTAAATTTATCGAAAGAAACAAAGAGATCATTAGCACACTCAGTATATTGACTTTAGTAGTGTCTTTGTCAAACGCTGCTAATGCTGAAACACGAATAGGTGACAAAAATAATTTGAGCATAGAACAGGCTCAAGAACAAGTAAACGCCTCGAAAGAGGTTTTTTTGGTTTCTAAGGCAAAAAGGCTAGAGAGTTTTGAAAATAAGACATCTCTGACCGATATTGAACTAAAGCAACTCCTTTCCCTTATAGGGTTTAAGGGGCAAGATCTTGTAGTGGCTTGGGCCATTGCCAAGAAAGAATCTAATGGTAGGCCTTTGGCGTTTAATGGCAACCATAAGACTGGGGACTCCTCTTATGGAATGTTCCAAATTAATATGATTGATAGACTGGGCCCAGACCGCAGGGATAAGTTTGATTTGGACTCTAATGCTGAATTGTTCAATCCCGTCAAAAATGCTGAGATTGCATACTACATGTCTAGGGGCGGAGAAGACTGGTCTTCATGGAAGGGTATTACCCCAAGGACCAAAGAGTGGATGGCTAAATTTCCTAAGTAATATATAAAAAAAATGCCCCCTTGGAGAAATCCCTGGGGGTGTTTTATTGCACACTTTAAAAGAAACTTCTATAGTTGTCAACTGACAAAACAGTATTTTTTGATAGCAGACCAGCAGATTGACTAAATGCAGATCTTCCAGTTATTAATACTTTTGCCATCACCATCATAGTAAATGCTGTGTAAGTATCTAAACTATTTAAAATTTCAATACCTAGATAAGCATCTTTAAGTAATTCAAAGTTTAAGGAAATTGTGTCAAAAGAATTGTTTTCGTCTTTGTGCAAATAAGGCTGTCTCCACTTATCTAATTGATTTTGATTTATAGGCTTAAACTTTTTGTTTGAATCTGGAGCATCTGTTAAAATTATTACTCTGTCTGGAACAAAGTTTATTTTCTTTAGAAAGTTTGGTAATTGTTTTAGCATTTCTATATAGACAGACTCATCTACCCACCTTGGATTTTCTGGAATCACATTGCCTCTTCGTATGTGAATAACTACATTGTTTTCAGTTTGTTCTATTGTGCTAAATTCTTTGGCAACTTCTAAAAATGGCCAGGGTCCTGGGGCTACTCCTGCATTTAGATGTAGTTTTTCGTATCCCAGTCCAACCTTTTCGGAAAGAACAAAATTGTCTTGATTAGAAAAATCTATACCTTCCCATGGATTTTTTATTATAGTATTAAATTTATTTATAAATTCAATTTTTTCTTCTTCACTGTGTACTTTGTCAGACTCATGAATTAAGAAATCTGTAATTGGTGTATCTTCAAATAACAAATTATAATATTTTGCATAGGACATTAAGTATAGTTTTCTCCATAATTGTGCTCCAATACCATCTTGAAGAAAAACTTCTTTTACAACTTCTTGCTTATCCATTTATTTGATCCTTGATCCAGTTATAAGTTTTTTCTATTCCATCTTTAAGAGACATGGAATAGTCCCAATCTAACTTATCTCTAACTAAGTCATTATTGGAGTTTCTTCCTCTAACACCCAAAGGACCTGGGATATGCATCTTGCTTAAAGTTTTTCCTTCAATACTACAAGCAATATCTACAAGTTGATTAATGGTAACCATTTCCTCAGAACCAATATTAACAGGCCCAGTAAAATCTGATTCCATCAGTCTTCTTGTTGCCTCTATGCATTCATCTATATATAGGAATGAACGGGTTTGTTCTCCATCCCCCCAAATTTCTATAAATCCATCTGACTGAATAACTTTTCTACATATTGCTGCTGGTGCTTTTTCTTTTCCACCATCCCAAGTTCCTTCTGGTCCATAAATATTATGATATCTGGCAATGGCTACAGGGATCTTGTTGTTTCTATTAAATGCTAAGAACATTCTCTCACTAAATAGTTTCTCCCAGCCATACTCGCTGTCAGGATCTGCAGGGTATGCATCAGACTCTTTAAGTCCAGGATTATTAACATCTAACTGTTTGTAGTCAGGATACATGCAGGCAGAACTTGAATAAAATATCTTGGTTTTATTAATTGCATATTTTTCATTAAATCTTGATTGTGCTCTTAAAAGATTAAGGTTTATAAGTGCAGAGTTTTCCATAATTTGAGAATCATTATTTCCAGTAAAAATATATCCTGCTCCGCCCATATCTGCTGCAAACTGATATATTTCATCAAAGGATGTTATTAACTTATAAGGAATTTCATTATAAAAGTTACCAGAATATCCTTTAAACTGAATCACTTTTTCCATATTATCATATACAGATAGATCTCTTTCTATAAACTCGTCAGCATAAGTATCTGAAAAATCTGGATTCTTTAAGTCAACACCTCTAACCCAATATCCTTCAGACTTTAAACGCTTTACCATATGACTTCCAATGAAGCCCCCTGCTCCAAGCACTAATGCTGTTTTCATGTTAATCTAGACTCCTTCCATTCTCTCCACCACATTTTTCTGCCAGGGTTTAGTGGATAACCATTCCAAGAATATGGGTGACCTTCTGTTGTTTCTGGATTATCAAAGAAATTCCAAGTTTCAATACCAGTTTGATTTCTATTTCTATGGATATATGCAGTATAGGTGCTTCCTGATGTACCAACAAAAGTTTCTGAATCATGCATAACTAGATTACAGATTAAACCAAAAACTACTTCATCCTGAAATTGTAAGGATTTGAAGTCTTCTGCAAAGTTATTAACAATGTATTCATCTAATAGCATAAATCTATGCTTATTATCTTCAACCATTTTATGCCCTGGTTCATCTGTTGACAAAACTATTGGCAAGTTATTTTTCTCAAAGTTATTAATCCAAGACTCAAACATTTCTTGAGTAGTTTCAAACATGTGCACATGGTCAGTTAGTCTTAAATGCATACCTTGAAATCTGCCTAAAGAATTAGATATCTTTTTGGCCAAGTCTGTGTACTCTTTCTTAAACCTAACTAAAGATAATGCCTTGTCTAGTTCAGGGCTTCTGTTATAGAAGAATCTTGAGTACCATCCTAATGTTCCTTTTAGATGTATTGGTCTATCTAGTGGCAATCTTTGTCTACCTTCAGCGAATGCCAGTTCATCTTCTGTTATTTCTGGGCTATTACTGTAGTAGTAGTTATTTAACATATCGTCTACTATTAATTCTTCTTGCTTAAAGTTGTCTATTTTTTGATCAATTACAATTAAATTTGAATCAAAGTCTAATAAATCTAATAGATGTGGAAACTGGTCTGGATTTGTAAATCCTTTTCTTTGAATGTTATGAAATCTTGAAGGAGTGTGAATTGGAACAGTCCTAAAATCAAATAAATGATCACCCTTGTTGCTTGCATTATGAACTACAACAGTTGCATTTGTTTCATGTGAAATACCTATTGCTAACTCTAGACTCATTACTTGATTTATTAACCCGCAAGGATTCCAGTGTTGAAAAAATATCTTATTTGTTTTCATACTGAAGTCTCCATTGTTCTTCTGTAATTTGTTTTCTTACTACCTGCAAATATTCTGGACCCTTGACAAACCACCAGTGATCTGGTTCTGCAAAATGAAAGAAAATCATTGCAACATGATTTGTTTCGGGATTTGGAAACTTTTCTCTCCAATGGAACTGATCGTTTCCATAGTATGCCAAGGCTTGATTTGGATAAAGAGTATAGGCCTTGTCATCAACGTAAATATCCCATGGCTCTACCTGATAAACACACATATCAAGAGTGTAGGTGCATGCGTTGTCGTCTTTGTGTTTGTACAAACTTGGTTCTGGATTTTGCCCCTCATAATGAGCAAATAATGTATATGTAGGTAATAATCTTTCGCTATCAAAGGCTTCTCTTGCAATAGGAACCAGTTTGTCTGCTAATTCTTTTAGAATCGGAAGTCCACCATCCCCAATACAATATCTACTAAAGCCAGGATCAAACCCAAAACTCTTAGGATTTACCAAAGCATCCTTTAGCCTGTCATAATCTTCTTTGCTTAAAATCTTATCAACTAGTTGTGGCTCTTTCATCGCATCCAACTAACAACTGCGTATCTTTCTCCTTCAAGAACTGGAGATACTGAATGATTATAAACAAACGTAGAAGGAAAAACTAATAATTCATTTTTTTTCGGTTTATATTTTACATTAAACCTAGGGAAAATAATTTCTCCACCTTCATAATTTTCATTTAAATAAAACGTTGTAGAAATTCTTCTATGATGATTTATGTGATCATCTATATGATTAGTAAATTTTTGACCAACACCGTATTTTAAAATTCCGTACTGATCGTGCCAAGTAGTCTGGCAGCCAAACATAGACTTGTAATCATGTTCTCTTGGATTAAACGCTTTAAAAAATATATTTGAAAGATTTAAGTAAAACGCTTCGTGTGGTGTTGAAAAATTTTCAACAATATGATCTCGATATTCTACACCAATAATTTGTGTATCTCTTGAATTAGTGTCAACTGTTACGCCTTCTTTGTGTTCTACCTGAGACTGTTGCCACTGTATATTGAGATATTTCATACCTTCTTCAATATCTTCAATCAAAGAATCAAAAATAAAATTTTCTATAACATTACTATAAACAAAAATTCCAGGGCATAATTCGTTTTTTTCCATTTTACCATTTTCCAATTGGACACTTTGCCGCTTCTAATTTTGTTTTTGCAGCCATAAAGCAGCCACACTTTTTGCATTGTGTGGTTAATTTAATTAATTCTGGACATACTTTACAAATAGATAGTCTTGTGGTTGCCAAATCTTCAGAGGCATGTTTTGTGTTTGGATTAAGTATGTCTAATGGAGTAACTCCATTTTTTTCTTTATATTCTTGCCATTTTGATTTTGACATTATTGTCCCCTTTAGTCGTTATAAAACTATTATACACTAAAAGTTATTAGTCTTTATTTTGACTTGGATGCCACGGCATAAGCAACGAAGTATCTCTGCCCAAAATAATAAATTTTTCTCCATCAAATGTAGCATTTGGAGATACTACGTATCTTCCATAAGGGTAGTCAAAAAGACTTAAGACCTGTGGGTTGCTAAGAAGTATGCTTCCAAAATACTCAGATGTTTGAAGTTCATTAACCGTTTCTCCATCTTTAACAAATCTAACGGTAATGCCTTCATGGTCTTGATAATCTTCAGAAATATCCAAAACTTCATCACTCAACACAAACATTTCTGCATGCTCATTTGAGGTGGGAATATCATATACACACTGACCATCTATAACCCAGACTAAAGGAACTCCTCCTGGTCCATTTTCGTAACTAGAATATAGAATACTTGAGTCTGTTAACATATTGTCTCCTTCATTTTATTAGCATCCTGATCCCGCAAAATTTTGTGGATTACTACATGATCCACCTGAAGCACAGCCACTATTATCGCAACCTCCACCAGTGCATGCAGCAATACTTATGTCAAAGGCTGTGCACTGAACTCCTGTTGCTGCTACAGGTGTAGGTGCTACTGGTGTTGGAGCAACTGGTGTAGGTGCTACTGGCGTAGGGGCTACAGGTGTAGGTGCTACTGGAGTAGGTGCTACTGGTGTTGGAGCAACTGGTGTAGGTGCTACAGGAGTAGGCGCTACAGGAGTAGGTGCTACTGGAGTAGGCGCTACAGGAGTAGGTGCAACTGGTGTTGGAGCAACTGGTGTTGGAGCAACTGGTGTTGGAGCAACTGGTGTTGGAGCAACTGGTGTTGGCGTGTTCCAAGGAGTTGTTGAGCACTCTCCAAATTCTGTGCTGAAGTAATATCCGCATGACTGACACTTAGACTGGTTGTATGACCATGCATCGGCTGGAACACAACT